CATCCCAGCAGGGGCTTGCTTAGACCAGCCCTCAAATTCAAGCCGATAAATGTATGGCAGGTTGTTAGTGATCCACAGGACGTTGCCAACCGCCTTTGATATAGGGCCAATGGCGCTAGATATAGTTGACGAACCGCTTGGGTCTGTGGCTTCCGTGACATTTGCACTTGGGCTGCCGACGCTAGTAAACCAATTGGCTCTTGCGCGGCCCGTATCGACAGGCGTTTTCAGCACAATGCCAGTCAGCAAGTCCAAGCATATCTTCCGCACTTCAGCGTCAGCGGTATGGCTAGCCTTGTCCACAAACTTGCTTACATCAAAATTAAACGTGCTCATGAAAACGCCCTATAAGCGATGCTAACGGGAATAACCCATCGATCGCCAGATATAAACGCAGCCGCTTGCGAAACGCTTTGGATCGTCACTGTATAATCGTCATAAACTAATCTAGCGCCGCGCTGAAATGCGCCAGCCACAGTGTCAGCGACAGTCCTGCCAGCGCCTTTGCCAGCGTCCATAGGCGCATAAACAAGCACCTGATAGATGCCGCCTAGTTCATCGCTTGAACCCGTAGCAATGCCGATCGGAATAGTTGCGCCTTGCAACAGGCTTTCGGATACATAAATCTGGCCAGCGACAGGTGTAAAGTTGCTATTCTCCCAATGCGTAGGAAGATCGAGCGTGTCTAATTGTGTTGCAAGCGCGGCGGCTATTTTAGAGTTACTCATCTAAATCCTCCACGATCTGCATATCTATTGCCACTTTTTTGCCATTATCTAGCTTGACGATGTAGGCAACCACTTGATCATGCGTATCATATAAAACGCTGTCCATAATGCCGCTATCCCATTGCGATGGGAAAAATACGCGCTTGCCTATAGGTATCATCAGTTAGCCCTTATCTGGCAAATATAAATGACATCCTCACCAGTGAGGCGAATAGGCTGCACATTCATGATGCGGTATGTTGTGCCGTCCACAGTCGCCAAGCAACCTACAGAGGGGCGTGTGCCGATCAGTTCAAGAATAAGGCGTATATCGCCAGCCTGAATTGTCGCGCCGTCGATGTCCTGCTTTTGATAGAGCGATGGATAAGCCTTGGCTGCGATCACAGTGTCTTCAGTATCGCCTACAGGCGCACCAGTTATAGGGTCTGTGCCGCTATAATCGGGAAAGATGATGGACACAGCTTCGCCATATTTAGCAAGCAGCCGCGATGCTGTTTGCGCTTGGGCGTTCATGTGCGGATTGGCCTAACGACAGCGAACCCGCTTTCGGATGCCGAAAGTAGGTATGGCATAACCATGCGATTGACTAAGGTATAGCGTTGCGTTGGGTCTGAATAATCTTGATATTCAATTTCAATTACGTCGATCTTTTCGCGCTTCACCCGTTGCCCTTGATCAGCAAGCAGCGTGTCGCCAGCAGCAGCACGTAGCGCCATCTCTACGCAAGCATTAACGACCTGCGGAGGAACAACATTGCTTGGGTAATTAAAGCCATCCACGACGACGTTATAACGGGGCCATGACAATGCTTGCGTCTCACTAACGCGATTGCCCTTCCATGCGGCGCGATACGTCGCTTCCAGATAATCAGTGGCCTTGACCAGTGATTGCTCTTTGATTGTTTGCGATAGGCTTGCCCAGCCAGCTATGCCACGATCGGCAACATAGCTATCCGCAGCCGAAACGCTGGCGTAGCTGTTAGCATTAGAAAGCCCTGCACCTGTTTCGACCACGAATGCCATTCAATTAAACCTTTTTAGAGCGTTTGCGCTTTGCGGCGACTTCGACAATATATTCCTCGACTGCTTCGTCAAGTTTCTCGATCGCTTCATCCATGTCAGCTTCAGCTTCAGCAGCAACTGGCGCTTCTTCCGTTTCAGCGGCGACCACTGCTTCAATGGCTGCATCTTCTGTATCTAGTTTTTTATGGATAGGTGCGCCAGCAGGGGCGAAAATTGCATCAATGATTTTATAGCCCTCTGCTTGCAATTTAGCTTTGCGTGCAGGGCTAATGGGATGCGGCTCATAAATGATTTTAGCCATAAACAATCCTTATATAAAGGTCAGGGGCTGCCATTATCGACAGCCCCATTCCCTTAATTATTAGGCGTCAGCGTCACCGATAGCAAGAACACCAGCAGTGTGCTTGATCGAGGTGGCAACCTTGTCCCAGTTGGAACCAGTGGCAAGTTCTGCATCCGTTGGCGACTTGCCGCCGTTGGCAACATCCCAGCTATAACCCTTGAGGGCTACGCCAAAGGTGTAATCGACCTGCATGGTGGTTTCGATGCGGGTCTGACCGTTGCTGGTCTCGATGTTGCTGATAACGTCACCGCCATCATAAACAACAGCAGCGCCGTCAGCCAAGCCAAGAACCTTCGACAGGTTAGGCGTGCCAGCAGCATACAACGCAGGGGCGTCAGTCACGATGACAGGACGGCCAAGGATGTCAACAACCTGAACGTTCTGTGCAACGAACAACTGTGCGCCGTTGGTCAGGTTCTGCGAAATCAGCTTGTGATACGCAGCGCCGTTCATGACGTTAGCAACGATGCTCGACGAATTGTCACCGAACAAAGCGTTGGCGGAGTTCATTGTGCCATAGGTTACAGCAGCGTCGTCCGAAACGTCTACAGTCGTTGCAGCGCCTTGGTTGGCGATTGCAGCAACAAGAGCAGCGATTGCGGTGTTAAGCTGATCAGCCATCAAAGCTTCAGCGAAGTTACGCGATGCAACTTCGATGCCTTCCGACGTTGGCTTTTGCAACCAAGTAAGCTGCGAAGGCTCAAAGCGGATTGGGCCGAAACCACCAGCAACCTTTACGCCGTTCAACTGAAGCTGCGTGAGGTCGGTTGCGGATGCCGAAGCTTGGTTCGCATAGCGATCAACGCGGCGCTGTGCGCTATGCACGGCAGCGAAGAAGCTTTCCTGATAGAAGTCGCCATCAAAGCCAGTGGTGGTCAGACGGATCGCGCCGTTGGATGCACCGTTGAACTTTTCGACCATTTGAGCCAGCGTCTCAATGGTGGCTGGCATGACGTATTCGTTGAATACTTTCATCTGCGAAAGTGACATAACTTAAAATCCTTTATGGTAGGTCAGGGAACATATTTTTAATTGCGTTTACCCGCTGTCCTTTATCGCCACCCAAGTTGCCTTTAGGCGCGAAAGCTGCACCATTACCGGTTCCACCAGTGGCTCCACCACCAGAATTCGCGGGAGCAGAAACGAAGTGTTTGCCTTCGTCACTAGCGGCCCATTCAGTAATCGCTTCATACAACGGCTTTTCACCCATAAGCGCGGAATACTGTCCATTGTCCGCCACCAGCTTTGTTTGCGACTTTAACATGGCTTTTGCAGCGGCCATGAATTCAGTCTTAATACCAGCCTTTAGCATCGCATCGTTTAGCCCGTTGTCGATCAAATATGATTGCAGTGCGCCGTCTTTTTCTGTCAGGCTTCCTTGCAATGTTTCAATCGTCTTCGTGCTATCCTTGACTGTTTTGTCGAGTTGCAATTTAAGCGTTTCATTTTCAGTCTGAAGCGCCATAAAATCGTTTGGATCGATCTCAACGCCTTTTGCTTTCGCTCTGGCAACTTTGACTTCACCTAGAAGTTCGCGGTTTTTGGCGCTCAACGCCTCCATTGCTGCTTCTAACTCTGCTATCCGTTCTTCACTCATAAGTTTGTCCTCTGGACTATTGTTGCCCCTCTGGGGCGGTTGATGCCTCGGCACAGCTTTGGCATAATTCTTTTATTATCACGCTGTGATAAATAATGCTATAGGCGCGATAATTGTGTCAGTGTTAGCGGGTTGCCGCGCTGGTCTAATAGTTGCGACAAGGTTATCTTGCCGGAGCGCCACAATTCAGCCTTGCCCTTGCCTAACATCTTATCTGCGAATGATGCTGGCTTGCTCTTTAGAAACTGATCGAATGACAAATCTGCGGCGATTTGCCCATCCATGCTTGCACGGGTTGTTTGCGCTATTTCCCTTGCAACAGGTTCACCCCGTATCTCGGCAAATGACTTTGTGATAGGCACGAAGCTTGAGCGACACGCCCAATGAGCAGGTGGCCCACCATCCCAAGGTATATTGTGGCCGATTGGCTTGAACTTAGGAAACGTCCACGTTTTTCCCGATCTGGCCATGCAAATTTCGCTAGTGCGGC